GCTATCTGTAGGTTTTTATTAGCAATATCACGTTGTGTAGCAAGCTTTTCTCTGTCTATTTGTAACTTAGCCTGAGCCTGTGCATTTTTTTGTGCATTCTGCTCACGCTTCATAGTCATCTGCTCTCTATATTGTGAAGTTTGTTGTATATCTTTTAGTGCATCTTGGTAATCTGACTGCTTATTCTGATCTAAATCTACCATGGATCCATATCCTGCAGATCTAATTTCAGCAACAGTAATATCTTTTTGTCTATCTTTTGCAGCTTCTCCTGCTTGGAATTCTAACTTAAGTTTATTTTCTTCAGCTTGAGATTCAATTTGTTTTTGTTGCATTTCTCTTTGCTGTTGCATTTCTTGTTGCTTCATTGCTTGTGTCTTAGCTTCTGAATCTTTTAGTATATCAGTAACTTCAGCAATTGAATCTGCTTTTAATATATTACCAAGATCATATATACTAGCCCCTGTAGTATTATTAGTTAGAGCCATTTGTTTTAGTTGATCTAGAATTTGTCTGTGATTTGTTCTAGTTGTAGCAAAAATATTAAAGTCTCTCATCAATAGTTCTGTACCATTGATAGTAAAATTAACTTTATCAGCTGCTGTTGAAATATATTGCAACCTTAAACTTGGAGTGTTACTGTAATAATACTGAGCTAAATCAGTTCTCATTTTGTGTACTCTTGGCATAAGATTATCTGAATGATTAATGAAGTATGTTTCAGTTTGAGAGTATGATTGCTGTAGTGCTTGAGTAACACCAGTAGCTGTTTGCTGTGCTACTGGACCTCCAAGTCTTTGTGGGTTGATTCCAATAGCCTCAAATGCTTGAGACTTAAAATAATTTGCTAATTGTATCCTTGACATCAATCTGCTAGTTTGCTCCATATTTAGAGTTTGATAGTGATTAAAGTTAGTTGCGTTTTCTGTGTTAGTGATTGAGGTATCTAACGGTAACATTTGAAAATCTTTCATTGCTACATACGCTTTAGCATAATTATTTTTTCCCCAGTCTTCACCCATACCATGACGTGGTAAGGCATTTTGATCAAACATAATGACTGTTCCTAGCTCATCAACTAATATATCTGCTATTTGATTATTCACCATGTTATAACCAACTTGATAAGCTTTCATCAAATCTACTAAAGATGTAGACCTTGTGTTTCTATCTGAAAACACTCTACCCTCTACAGGTAGTTTACAACCATATAATGTTTTTTCTCCTTTAAATTGGAAAGGTATTCTACCAGGTTTTTTTCTATCTATCCCTAAATATATTGGGTCTACATTATTACCCATCTCAGAACGCCATCCTGTTGGTGAGTTAGGTCCTATCTTAACACCACCCCAAACTTCATTGATCCAGATGTAGTCTACATGCTCACCATACAATAAATTTTCTTTTGATTTGTTTTTGATTAGTGATGTATCATACATAGGTTTCATAGTAACCTTAAATGTTTCATCTACTATTTCTTGCATTACTTGCCCATCTTCTTTTATACAGGTAAGATGTCCAACCATCCTTTGCGTTTTCCAGTAGACAGTGGTTACACGCATTAAATCACCTTCTCCCCATTGCAATACATCCTCTCCCTCATTAAGAATAGCACTTACTATGTCCCCGCCCCTGGCTGGATCATCTGACCAATTACTTACATATCTTCTATATCCTAAACTTGGACTGTTAGTATTCCATGCATGTGATCTGGTAGCATCATAGTATGCTCCATCATTCTGATAGCCGTTAACTTGGTACATACTAGATCTAGCTGGGTATATCTTGTTTAAAGATTTAAGTTGCTTCTCATTCATTAAGTAACCATACTTATCTATTACATCAGCAACAGTCATAAGATCCATTTTACCACAATAGTTAGAATCAGATATATATCTTGTCTCAGGAGATTTTTGATAGAATGTTAATACAGGATTCCACAGCTCTACATCATAATCATCTTCCATCATTCTAAAATGCCAGAACTCTCTATCTGCAATTAACATATCACGGAAAGCTCTTTCCTCTAATTCTTGTATCTTGAATCTTTCAACATCTACATTCATTTGATGAGTAGCCCATTCTTCTACCATACTTCTGTAGCTCTTGCTAAAAAAGTCTTCTATCTCAGGTAGTGATCTGATTGTTGAAGGATCCATTATTTGTTTAGCTTCATCTGATTCAGGATCTAATCCCATCTCAAGCATCTTAAGTAATTGTTTCTTTGATGCATCGGCTAGTAAGTTTTCCTCTACTAATGCTCTTTTAGATTCTAACATCTCATTGTATGATGTATCATCAACAGCTCTGAATTGAACTTTGGAGAATCTCTTTGAGAACTCACCGCTTAAAACATTAATAACATTTGGAATAATTGGATAAAATTTAAGTTCTAATGCTGACTCATCTTCTTTTGTCAGTACATCCATTAAGTCTTTGTGATCATTGTCTTCTTCAACAATGTAATCTTTTTTATCTATAATACCTTTTGCAAGTTTATAGTTTTTTAAAAGCTTTCTAGCATTTCTACGTAAGAACTCCATGCCCTGTAATTCTAGCCAATCTAAGTTCCATGCTGACCAATCATCATCTTTCTTCTTAGCTGGTAAAAACTGTATGGGTTGTGTCAGGGAAGAGGACACATGTCCACCTTCTTTTTTGGCTCCTGCCTTGAGTTGCATTGCATTAAATACTCTCATGCTATCTTATATTTTTAAATCCTGATCTTTTTTTGGTTCTTCCTATGCCTTTATTGCGTCCTATATTTCTAAACGCACTATACTTTAATTTATACAAATTTTCTTGATTATCCAAGGATTTTGATGTTGATTCACTCCTTTTAAGGTAGCGGCTGTTATACGGTTGTACCTTAGCAAAAGCTATTAATGCAGAGAATGCAACTAGTCTATCCACGTTTAATCCAGGATAGTATGCTAACATTTCTTTTAAAAGCATAGGATCAGGTATACGTTCAACACCTAATGTCTGACTTATTACAGATCCGTTTATATCTGTCTCTTCATCTATTTGTTCTCTAATAAATTCTATTGCGTATGATATCAAATGATTCTTAAAAAGAGTTCCTGTATTCTTCCAACCATACTCTTGATATACTGTTCTATTTGAGCCAAGATCTTTTAAAAATAATATCTGCTGCTTAGGAACTAGAAACTTTTGTTTCCTTCTAGCAATCATGTGCTGAATAAATAAGGATATGTTATTCTCTACTACAGTCCAAGCTTTATACCATTCTACTATTTTTTCTAATTGATCATGTGTTTTGTTTATATCATCATATCTACCGCACCATGCAGCAACTATTTTATCCTTTTCTATTATTGTTTCTATACCATCAGGTGTTTCTCTTCTTATCTCAACAGGATTCTTATAAACAAAAATACTACACAAAGAATCAGATGTTGTAGTTTTACCTTCTGACACAGGGTCAACAGATGCATAGTACATACCAAACTCAGGATTTTTTACTGGTCTCTCCCATACAACTAATACACCTTCTTTATTGCTAGACTTTTTATCAACAGGAAATTTACTTATAGGTAATCTGTTACTTCTTTTAGCAACTATTCCTTCTTGTTCTCTTTCTAGTTCTATATGTTCATAGCTATAGTCTTTGTCTGAGATTTTTCTCATTTGCTTTTGCAGTATACCTTGTGGAAATATAGATTGTTTTCTATAAGCAAATGCCTCTGCAATATTCATGGGCTTTTGTGATATCCTAAGCTGATACTGTTCTGGAGTTAGTTCATTCTTCCATTTTTTTCTTTCTATAATAATTGACTCTAAAGCTTCATCTATTTTACTGTTTCCAAAATCATCAATGTAAGGCGGCATTGACCACTGCTCTGGTATAAACAGACCTGCTAGGCCAGAAGTGCCGTCAGCGTCCATTAAATTAGTTTCTACAGCATATATATCATTGACTGTAGGATTAAGTATCATCTCTTTTAGAGGATTGCATTGTTCTAAGTCTCCAACTGATCCTGCTGCAATAAACATACCTGTTGTCATCATACCTGAAGACATTGCAGGTCTAAGATATTCATAAGTATCCATCATCTTAGGTGCAATCCCAGCCTCTTCATGAAAGAAGTATGTTGTTGGACCACCAACTCCTGTAGTAGCATTCTTCTCAAAAGAAGCACCTTGTATCTTAGATTTTAAACCTCTTGCTGTTTTTCTATTGTTAACTCTAACCTCTATCTTTTGTTCCCATAGTAAAACTTTTTCTGGTGTGCAGGGTCTATACCAAGCAGTATGCTCATTTAGAAATGTCTTGTATTCATCTAAAAACTTCCAGGATCCCTTATCATTTATATAATCTTTTAAAGATGCACCTATCTTACATACAGATCCTTCCTCAAACCAATATGTATTAAGAATCTTAGCCATATGGAAATATGATGAAGCTATCTGACGTTTCTTTAATATTGCACAATGCTTATTATTTAATTCAGCAAGTATCTCATACAGTGCCATATGATATTGTGCATCCCTAACTTTAGCAAAACCATATTTCTTTTCCTCTTTGTCATATATTGGCAAAAAGTTAAGCCACATATAATAATCTCTAGTTATGTACCATGTCTTATCTTTAGCTTTATATATAACACCTTTTCTACATTTATTTTTTTGATCATCCCAATACGCCATGAAGTCTTTAGATCTAAATGGTGATCCACAATAAAATCCATCTTTGTTAAATTTACGTGCCTCAGAATTAAATATAAAAGATGTCTCATCAAATTCGTATTCACCTGGCTCTTTAAATATAGATAAAACAAACTTTGCTAGTTCTTCATCAGAACTAAACTCTGTTGTTGTCCATTGACTATTATCATATGTTGGGATATTATGCACTATTTTTCATCTACTAAAACTGCAAATATATCACCTGCTGCTATAAGCAAATGATCCTCTCCTTCGTGTTTCATTTTAGTTGGTAATGCATAATCTGCGTATTGTACCAGATCACCTACTTTAACCTCATCAACTTCTTTACCTATTGCTATGACATAGCCTTTCAGTTCATCTTGTCTTTGATTTTCTGGTATTAAAATTTTAGTGCCTGGAAAGTATGCATCTGCATCTTTCTTTTTGATAAGAACTCTCTTAC